AAGTTATCGAGCCGGACCACGTGCCGGAAAACGAAAACCGCACGCTGAGAAATGGCAACAACATCATTGCCGGCAAAGAGTACAACCGCCGCGGCCAGATGGTTGCCATCTGGTCCTATCCAGAGCATCCGCAGGACTCCATGGGCATGGCGATGATGAATCGGCTGATACGCATCCCGGCCAGCCAGATCATCCACCACTATCTACCGCTTCGGCCGGGCCAGGTGCGCGGTGAATCCGACCTCGTGCAGGCACTGCTCCGCGCCAAGACTTATGACAGCTACGAAGACAGCGAGCTGGTGCGCAAAGAAACCCGAGCTCCATTCACCGGCTGGCTGCAAAAAGATTACCAGGGCGAATCTGACTGGCAGTACGACCCAATTACCGGTGACCCCATAGGCAGTGACGACCCACTGCCAGAAATCAGCGCCCAAGCCGGCACAATCCTGACCGGTGCGGCTGGCGAAAAGCTGTCCCTATTCGATGGCGACAACACCGGCTCTGGTTACACCGATTTTCAGACGCAGCAGATGCTGGCCATTGCCGCCGGCGCAAAATCCTTGCGCGAGCTGATGACCGGCGACTGGTCAAAAATCAATGATCGCACCTATCGCGCAATGATTAACGAATACCGCCGTGAAATTGAAATGGCGCAAGACCACCTGACCATTCACCAGATTTGTGAGCGGGTTGGGTTTTGGTTTACCGATGCCGCCGTAATGGTTGGAGCCGTTAATGCTCCCGGGTATGCCAAGCAATACGACAACTACAACCGTCGAGACTGGCGTACCCAGCGCTGGCCGCACATAAACCCAACGCAGGACGTTGCCGCAACTGTAAAAGAAATTGAAAACGATCTCGAAAGCCTCGATGCGGCGGTTGCTAAGCGCGGCTACCAGGCACGGGATGTTCAGCAAGCCAACGTTACAGCCCGCAAAAGAAAAGCCGACATGCTCGCAAAAGCGGGCATCACCGAAGAGGAATAAACCATGCCATGGTTCAAAGCAGAGGCTTCCGGAGATCGGACGGCCAAGGTAATTATTGACCGAGCGATCGGCTCCGATTGGGCGCCAGACTGGATATCAGATTTCACAGGCGAAAAACCCGCACGAGAATTTATCGAAGCAGTAGAGGCTTTGGGCGAACTGGACCGGATCGATTTGGAGATCAACAGCCCTGGCGGTGATGTAGCCTCTGGCGTTCGCATCATGAACTATCTGAAAAGCCACAAAGCAGAAGTCCACGTTAAGGTCACCGGCATGGCGGCCAGCATCGCCACCATCATCATGCTGGCGGGAGATACCCGCACAATGGGCATCGGTACCAGCGTCATGACCCACCGCGCATCCACATTGATGATTGGCTTCTACAGTGCCAAGGAAATGGAAGAGCATTCCAAGGGCATCAGCGCCATCGACGCATCATTGGTTGAGGCTTACGTTGCCGGTACCGGTAAAACGGCAGAAGAGATCAACGCCCTGCTTGATCGCGGTGACGTGTACATGGGCGCTGACGAGGCTATCGAATGGGGCCTGGCAACCCACAAGGACGCCAAACTCAAAGCCGTAGCCAGCGCCGACCCAGCCCAGTTCAAACAACAGATAGAAATGCAGGGCCAAATCCGCGCGGCTAAGGCTGAGGCGGAAGCCGCAACCGCTCTTGTCGCTATCAAGGATGAGGCCATCACGGCGCTAGGCTTGCAGATTGACGATATCACCAGCCAGCTCGCAGCGCTGCGAAATCCGACAGCGGCAACAGCTGACCAGGTGATTGACCTCTGCGCAACCGCAGGCCTCGAATCGCTGGCGGTTGCCATCTCAAAAGAGAAGCTTCCGGTTGCGATCGTTGAGGCCCGAATCCGCATGGCGAAAGATGTGGAGGATATCGCCAAAGCATCAGGCATTGATTCCGCAATCATGCTCAAGCACCTGAACAACCCCACACAGATGCTCCGGTCTGCGATTTCCGAGGCGAAAGCCCTGGTCGATCAGGATCTGGATCATCACCACAAGCCCGGCCCGGGCAACAGCAAACAGCCTGACTCAAAAAAGGCTTATTCCCAACTGAACAACCAAGCATAACCTCGGAGAAATAGCATGAAGACACAAACCGTCCGTGCCGGTGAATTTCTGGTTTCAGAAGCTAACGGCGAACGCTCACGCGAAAGCGTCATCCTGACCGGTGGGCCTTACCTGCCAGGCCAGGTACTCGGCAAAATTACCGCGTCAGGCAAACACACAGCCTACTCATCCGGAGCTACAAACGGCACCGAGACTGCAGTGGCCATTCTTTATGATAACGCTGACGGTTCTGCCGCTGACGTATCCGCTGCCGTTATCGCTCGGGATGCCGAAGTTTCTGAAGAGCTGCTGACCGGCGATGACGCAGGTGCAATTGTTGAATTGGCCGCTGTCGGCATCATTTCCCGCTAATCAGCCCCAACCGCTTAAACGGTTCAGCCCACAGACGCTGAAACGAAACTGAAACCAGGAGTTTTACCATGGCTACACTTGATATTTTCAACGATGATGCTTTCAGCCTTCAATCGCTGACTGCTGCCATCATGGAAACCCCCCACGTACCGGGTCGCCTTGGCGCACTGGGCCTTTTCAGCAACGAAGGCATCAACACCACCCATCTGAGCATCGAGAAAGACGGCGCGACTTTGGCCCTGGTTCCCGCTGCTGATCGTGGCGCGCCAGGCCTGGTTGTGAACGAAAATCGCCGTACGCTGATTCCGTTCAACACGCTGCACTTGCCGCAGCGCTCTACCGTTATGGCTGACGAGATCCAGAACCTGCGAGCGTTTGGTACCGAATCCGAAGCGGAAGCGGTGGCGAACTACGTGGCAAAGCGCCAGGCAAAGCACCGCCAACAGCTTGACGCCACCATGGAGCACCTGAAAATTGGCGCCGTGAAGGGCATTATTATGGATGCCGACGGCACCACGCCTTTGCTGAATACATTCACGTCTTTCTCAATCGCCCAGGTAACCCACTCGCTGGTGCTCGGCACTGCCACAACCAAGGTTCGCTCTAAAGTTTTAGAGCTGCTGGACAAGATTGAAGACGAGCTGAAAGGCGTTTCGTTCACCGGTGTTCGCGTGATCTGCGGCCGCACCTACTTCAAAAACTTTGTAGACCATCCCGAAGTGAAAGACGCCTACCAGCGTTGGATGGATGGCGCGGCGTTGCGTGATGACGTTCGCGGTGGCTTCGAGTTTGGTGGTTGCACGTTTGAGCAGTACCGCGGCCAAGTGGGTGCCACAAAGTTTGTTGCAGACGGCGAGGCTTACGCGCTGCCCGAAGGCGTACCCGACCTTTTCATCGGACGTTTCGCGCCGGCCAATTACATGGAAACCGTTGGCACCAATGGCCTGCCTTATTACACCAAGGCCGAGCCGCTGGCGATGAACAAAGGTATGGCGCTGGAATCTCAGTCCAACCCGCTGTTCCTGTGCACCCGCCCGAACGCAGTGGTGAAGCTCACCGGCTAATAACAGCCAACCTGCAGACCAGTCTGCAAATCCAAACGGCCCCACTCCCGGGGCCGTTTCAGTTTGTGGAGCCTGATGTATGAGTGAAAAAACGTTCAAAAGAGCCGCCCGGCGCCTTATGCAATCGATGGGGGTTGTGGGCGATCTGTACCGCAGTGACGGCACCACCGTTGCAAACGTGCTGCTGCACATCTCCCGCGATGTAGCCGTGGTATCGCCCGGGCAATCCGAAACCAGCGAACTGCGCAACGAAGCCGAAATGCTGGTCGAAGACGTGTGCAACCTGCGTAAGCGCGACCAAATCGTATACGGCCAGGAGGTGTGGGAAGTGGAAAGCAAAGTAGCGAACGACGGCTACACCATCCGCGTCGTGGTGAGCGAGCAATGACTGTGATCGTGCGGATAGACCCCGCCACACTGCAAGACACCCTGAATCTGTTACAGGCCTACAGCACGGGTGGCAGAAAAGCGCTTCAGCGATCCGTCAGTTTTGGCGCAAAACAAGGCCGCAAGCTGGCGGTTGACGAGATGGCCAAAAAAGCCAACTTGAAGAAAAAGACCATCCGCGACAAAACGAAGGTCTATTTCGCCAGCCTCAGCAACCTCCGAGCAAAAGTGGTACTGAAAAGCGCACCGATCCCGCTAACAGAATTCGGCGCGCGGCAAACCAAAACCGGCGTTACGTTCAGAATCTGGAAAGACAAACCGCGGGAAAAGTACCGGCACGCTTTTATGTGGACCCTGATTCGTGAGCGCTACACCGGCGTTTTCGAGCCCAACGTAGACAGCCCACGTTATGACGGATTTGGCCCGTACCGCCGAAAATCCGGCCCGGCCATCCCCACTATCTACGCGAAAACACCGGGCCTTTCCGGAAAGGTCGAGGCTAAAGCCAGCGAGGCCATGCTGACAGAGCTTGACCGCCAGATCGGCCTGCTTAACAGAGGGCAATTGTAAGTGGATACGATCCGAGAACAGGTTATTAAAGCCATCATTGCCCGCCTTCAGCCGCTGACTACCTTCCCGGTATTGCGTCGGGAGCAGTACGAAGACGAAGCCGAGTTTATAAACGTCTGGGACGGTGACCAGGAGAGCGAAAAAACCAAGTACGGCACCACCCTGCACACTCTCGAAATCACCGTCGAGTTTCTGAAAAGTGACGCGGCCAAGCCCTACCCAGAATCCGCCGACAAAATGTACGGCGAGCTTGTCAGCGCTATTTTCAACAACGCCGGTGAGCCATATCCAACGCTTGGAGGCCTTACCGCATCGATGACGGAGGCATCCGCCATCATCCTGACTCCAGATGCCGGGCTGAAAATCATTGGCTGCGGCTTAAAAGTAGATGTTGTATTCGAAACCCAGAACGGCAACCCGTACTCCCAATAACCA